CGATCGTTAACACGGATAGTGCCGGATCCGACAATTTTAACAATTGTCTCGGCGGCTTTTAATAATGTAATTGATTTACTGCGTGTAAGATTATATGTATTACCGGCCGCATTACTTGACAATGATGCTTGTACAATACCGTAAACTAAGTCTGTTACATATGTAAAGTCTAGTGCTTCGTTTGGACCGTTAACAGATAGTTCTCCACCACGCATAGCAGTAAGCATAAACTTAGCAACAACACGATCTTCGACATCCAATGGACCATACACAGCACTAGGACGAACTATAACCACTTCCATTCCAGTACGACGAGCATAGTCTTTAACAAGCCATTCGCCTGCTAATTTCATAATGCCGTATTGTCCTTCTGGATTACATGGAGCAGTTTCAATAACGTTATCGTCAAAGTTACCGTATACCATTGAACTAGAAATGTAAACAAACCTCTTAACTTGATGTTTTTTGGCGCTCTCGAGAAGATTAAGTAAACCTTCCATCATAGTCCTACTACCCCACGCCGGGTCCGAGTTAACTACTTTCTGTCTAGGAAAACTAGCCATGTGTATAATAACATCCGGGGTATGTTTTCCAATTACGTAGTCCACTGTATCGGCGCTGTCAATTGAAGTATTATATACTGGACTAGTAATCTTCTTCATACGTTCCGACAGTAAGTAATCTAGTTCTTCCTGTGGGATAATGCCGTAAGTAGTATGATTATCTATAATAGACACGTTGTGGTCTAATGTTTGTAATTTTTCTACAACATTATGTCCAATAAATCCGCACCCGCCTGTTACTAATATATTCATTCAAATTTCAACCTATAAAAAACTTGGTCTACCTCTGTAAGCCTGGCACACACTTTATATGTAAGATGGTACCCACCGTAATTGCTACGTTCCCACCAAGGAGTTGTCACAGCGTGTTCCATAACCCATTTACCAGATTCGCTGTCCTGCCATGCACCAAGTGGAAGTGCGGCATACAAATCTGGATCGTCGACATCTCCCATTGTAAATGTATGTACTACAATATCGGAAACTTTAGTCATTTTGCCATTTACCAACATAATTTCTGGTGGCTCGCTAAGACCATTTAATTTAGGAGACCCTTTGCTCATGTATTATAACATGTGTATTTGAAAAAGTCAACTGGCAACTAATCCTGCTGCCATTGGAAATATATTAGCAATGGCATTAGCACACGCAATAGCAATTTGTTGATGTTCTTTTTGTGTACCGTTAGCACTACGCAATTCAATAAAGTGAATCCATGAACGCAATGTACCATTCATATACAAACGACTTTCGATAAGTCCTTCTGGCAGTACAGCACGGGCTTGTTCTTTAGCAATGCCATTAGCAATAGCCCATTCGTATGCTTCTTTGGCAGCAAGTGTTACACGTTGTTGAGCCTTTACCCAGTCTATTGCTAACTTACGTTGCTCTGGAGTATCCATTGTAAGTTCAACGCTATTCTGTCTATTCTTAGTATCTTGTAATCTAGCTTCACGCAATACAAAGTTAAGATCCTTTGTTGGATCAGCATAGCGTTGTGAGAACTCTTGGAAAGAGAAACTTCTATGTCTAAGTATTTGTCTTGCTATATCTCTTGTTGTTGTAATTTCCAAGCAAGCCGAGACCATTTCAAGAGGACTCCAGTGTTGGTGTTTAACAAGATAGCGGATTAGTTTTTCGCTTGTTTCAGTGCTTAGTTGATTACTAGGGTTGCTAACACGGGCGCAGTATGCAATGAGCTCTTGTGCATCTGCGATCCCCATGTCGGCGAACTCTTTTGTAGGTTGACTATATGATAAAAGTCTGACTGTCATTTAAGTCCGTGTAATATTTTATTAGTTTCCGGTTGAACAAGATTGGCAACAGCAACTACATCTACAACAAAATCTACATCTCTAATTTCTTTGTCCATTTCACTAAAAGTTCGGGTGAGCATAGTTTCAATTTCTTCTATACGCATACCTTGCTTCTGTAGTGAAACTAAGTTAAAAGTCTTTTGACGTCCACCATGGAATTTAAGTACTACTTTTTTAATACATTCCAGTGGTACGTCAGTTTTTGTTATGTCTGCAATTATATGTTCCCAGGCGGCTATGAAGTCGTCATTGGGCTCCATCGGCTACCGCAGTCTTAACTTTGTTAGGGCCACGAGTACGTTTAGCTTTAGGAGCTTCTATTACTTCTCCAAATACCGATGTAGTAGTACCGGGACGTTTAACTGTTGGATCCATTTTTTCAGCATCCTTCTTCATCTTAGCAGCTTCGGCAATCATTGATTTAGCATTAGCTTCCATAGCCTGTGCTTGTGCTAACATGTTAGAGGCAATATCACGATCACTTAACGCACCGGATTCACCCGCTTTAAGCGCAGGAGCAGTATAGTTAGTCGCAGATTTAGCGGCTTGACTTGCTTTGTATTCTGCTTCGGCTTTACGTTTAACTTCAGGAGCAACCATACCACGGCTAGCATCATTCTCTGCTAAACGCTTGATGGCAGACTCGCCTTGTTTCATTTCGTTTAACATTTTATTAAGTTCGTCTAAGCGAAGTTTTGCTGAACCAGTAGGAGTAACAAGAACATCGGCAGTACGAATTTTCTTAATCATTCGTTCTACGTGTAATGTTTCTAATATTGGACGTCCATCGGGTAGATAGCTACGATGCAATGCATCAGCAAATTCTTCAGCAGCTTGTCCAATATCGCTTTCTAATACTTTTTGCACAGCATCTTGCCAATGTGCGTGTAGAGTTTCAGGATAAATCACTAGACACATGTGATCGTCTCCGGGGACTTGGCGGTATACGATGCAGACTTTTCGATCTCCATGTTTACCTACGTGTTTCATAAATGCCATTGTTACTCTCCTTGTGTGTTACTGGCTTGGGATTCCTCCTGGGCCTTGGCTTGTGCTACTACTGCTTCTAAAAAGGCTGAAAGTTTGTTATAAACTTCGCCTACGTCTTTCATCTCTGCGGCACGGAAAGCACCGCGTGTGCTGGCTAAGTCTATAATGTTTCTTAATAGGCCCAAGTCAGCTATGGTAATTTCTTTATTTTCCATATAGATATTTAATAAAAAAGATGGCAGTGAAAATCTTTTTCACTGCTTATTGAGTCCAGAATTGCTCAGTTAGAGCAAATTGATTAGTCGGTTACAACTGTAATGAAGCGTTTCCAACTGTCTTGTGCATCCTTAACAGGCTCTAATCCCGGGACCTTGTCCCATCCAGGTGGAACAGCAACAACACTAAACAATGCAGTGGTTCCAAAGATGTTGTCAGTATTGTTTTTAAAATTAGATGGATTGTAATTACGAATACATCCCCAATACAAGTGATATCCAATTTCTGTTAAGATGTTATAAATCTTATCAAGGTGCGGAGACTCTTGTGCTTCGTAATATACCAACGGCAAGTTCTTTTTAATCTTAGCAAGACATCCTTGAATGACACCAAGTTCAGAACCTTCGGCGTCAATTTTAATTAAGTTAGGCGCAGGAATATCAACCTCGTCAAGACGAACAGCTTTTGCTTTAACACCAGTTTCTTTGTTGATAAGGACTTCACCGTAGTTGCCCGGCACTTCCGGATTAAATGTTTGAATTAAAATATCACCTGCTACATTAGTGGCTGCTGCCTTATGCAATGTTACATTCTTAAGACCTTTTGTATTAAGTTTTAACATGTCAAAGTTTAACGGATTTGGTTCAAAGCAATGAACTTGTGCCCTCTTGGCGCTGGCAAATGCTGTAGCATGTACACCAATGTTAGAGCCTACATCATAAATTATTGTAGGTTTATTTTGTATATTGCCAATGATATCAAGTAAGAACTCAATTTCAGGTTGTCCGTATTCACCGTACATTCTTAGACTACGACCAATAATAGCGTCATTAGTATAGTAAGTAAATTTCTTATGGTAACGAGTTTCAGTTACTTCTTTTAATTCTTTTACTTTACCAGTCGAGTCTGTTACTGCCGGCATACTAGTTTTAGTAATTTTTTTAATTTTAGTTTGTTTAGCTGTTGTCATTTTATTTTCCATCTTTAAATACGTTGTCGTCGTTAAGAAACTCTTTCATACCCTTAGAGCGAATTTCTTCAAGTTCAGCAAGTCTAGCACGTTCGTCTAAATCTTCTTCTAAATCTTTGAATGTTAATGCTGGTTTCTTTTTAAATATAGCATCGTAGTTGTTAGAAAATATTTCTTGACTAACACTAAATGGTCTCGGACTTGAACCTTTTCCCATTATACCACTTCTTCAACTATTCCTAAAACCTCTGCGGCAATAATCAACGCACCTGCAATTGGAAAGTTGCCAATAATCACACATGCCCCTGCAACAATTCTAATAATACTCTTTGCCAAACTGGCATAGAAGTGACCTTTGCTTGTATCCCTAGGTTGAATTTCCATTATGTTTCCTGTTATTGTATTAATTATCCTCTACTGCCACCAGGCATACGAATTATCGCCGGTCCGTTGCTCTCAAAATCCATACCAGCTGTACTACCTTCAAAGCATTTTCCGTTCCAGGTCATTGATAGTTTAACTGACTTGTTTAATGCTAACGTAAGATTACGCCCTTCATGAAACGCCATAACTTCAGCATCCATTGTTTTATTACTGGCAACGGCTGTTACTTTACATTTATCGCTATAAGAGTTCAATTATATTTCCTTGATGGCATACAATAGTTGATTATACGCTTGGTGTCAAATTTATATGCAAGATACTCTCTCGCATCTTCACATGCTTTTTGTGTAGGAAATGTAGAAATAAACAAAGCCCGATCTCCTAACATTTGAGTTGAGTAAGGATTGTTAAATTGTAAAGTGACCATTAGCAACCATTCGTATATCATATCACCACCATGGATCAGGCAACCTGCCTCCGGGCTCACCACCAACTAAGTTAGCAATTGCTTTCTGTTGTTTTGCAATTTCTTTACGTTGTTCTTTAATTGATAATTGTTGCTCGGCAATAAGTGATGCCTGTATTAATATCATCTGTGTATCACTTGGCTCGGGAACTATGCTTTTTTTCATTTGTACTCGTATGTATCAAACAAAAGTGCTACACCAAACACAGTAAACGCAATACCACTTATAAGATTTCCGTTCATTAAGTTAATAATTCCGTTAAACAAGTTTGCCGCCCCAATTGTATAACCAATTGATGCACGATTTTCATCAAACCAATCTGCAAATTTTCCCATAATGTTACCTTTTACAATATTTTTAATCTCGTTAACCGAGAGATTATACGGATACTTACTCTTTATTTACAAACTTACCGTTTATGTGTTATTTTCTGACTTATAAATATATTCCATCTTTTGTGCGGTATCCCACTCTTTAAGGTAGTCGTTACGCTTGTCAAATTCGTGCAAGTACTCTTCTTTGGTAACTACCCAGTGACTGAATATATCTTCACCAATGTGTACTTGGGCCAATTCGCTTACTGAGTCCATTGCAACATCTTCAAGAGCCCACTCTTTCTTACCTTTTGGCACTTCAACAGCGTATGTTATTTTAAATGTTGATATAGTTTCAACTAAGACAATTTCTGTCTCTGTTTCCTTTTTATTAAGAGTCCAACTGCCATCACCATTGTCGGTCCATGTTACAGTATCACCAATTTTCCAATCCAACCCTTGCATAATTTCTTCGCCAAGTGGTAGGATCAACTCACCATCCTCATCTTGTTCAATAGTAACAATCACGTTGTTTCTTCCTCATAGTAAGCATGTTGCCCCCACGGTGGGACAATAGTAGTAGTTCCGTGTAAGATCCAAACGGTATCAGCATAGTTCTCATCGCCCCAACTACCGTAAGGGTATCCATCAGTGAATACAATTAAACGCTTAGGCTCAATCTCTTCTTGTTTCAAGTAATCAAACACGCAAGTAAAGTCTGTGCCACCACCGCCTTTTATTTCATATTCTCTAATGTCTTCTAAGTTTTCGGAATCATATTGTTTAGGATTATATACTTCGGTATCAAACGTTGCCACATGTATTTTATAGGCAGGAAATGATTCCATAATACTTGCTGTCTCGCTTAAAATATCTTTAAGCATAGTATCTCTCATAGATCCAGAAGCGTCAATCATAAGTGCAATATCAATCATTGGATCTCGTTTCATGCCAGGCATAATAGCATCCATATCCCAGCCTTTACGGCTTGCCCGCATCCAAGTATAATCACTTTTAATAGTAGATTCTAATTGCATACGCAACAACTCACGCCAATTCATTTTAGGCTCAGTAAGTTCTTGAATAATTCGTCTAACGCCAAGTGGCAAGTTTCCAATGCCGTCAGTATCTGCCGCGGCGGCCGATAGCATAGCCTCTTTAATCTCGTCTTTAATCTGTTGACGTTCCTCGGCACTTAGACGCGGGCGACCTTTAGTTTTATCATCGCCTTCACCGTCACCACCGCCTTCACCGTCACCATCTCCGTCCCCATCCAAATGTTGGTCAATCATTTGATCAATCAACTGATTTATATCTATTTTTTCAGCGTTCTCGTACAAGATGTCGTATACTTCTTCGGCACTCAATCCCTCATATTTTTTATCGTATAAGCAAGGAACGGAAGTAATAAACTCACCGACATTATGTTTCTTTAAGTCACCATTTACACAATAGTCGTCTGCGATATTCCATAATTGTGGATCGCGATCGCCTCTACGGCCAAAGTGATCATATACGCAATGAAGTACTTCGTGCCCAAATAAGAATTCAACTTCTTTGGGTCTAAGCATTTTAATGAAGCGGCTGTTATAATAGAACTTACGTCCGTCAGTTGCCGCAGTAGGGCACCATTCGTCGGCGTTTGTAAGTGTAAGGCGAGTGGCCAAATTGCCAAAGAAACTTGCTTTAAGCAATAAGCCAACACGAGCAGTAGTTAGAATTTCGCGGACTTCGCGATCTAATTTAGGGTCCATTGGGCCAATAAGATCTTTAAACTTATCGCTTTCTTTGGAATCTGCTGTGGTGCCTGCTTTGCTCATAGTGTTCCTTTGTTGCTTTATGTATATATTATAGCAGATAGTGTATTATTCGTCAACCACCAATCATCTCCAGCTAGATCTGTGTAGGAAATAGGACTTATTGTTGGCATAATGTTCGGCAAATATCTGCTCAAACTCGTTCCACTTGCACATACTCCACTCACTAACACCCCTGTCTACACCTTTTAGTGCATTAATAACGGCCTTGCGATTATGTGCAGTAACTTGTGAATGTGCAGTTGTCTCGGAGTCATAGTAACGCAACAACTCGCCATCTTTTTTTAAATAAACCACAAATCCCATTTCACCCTCCAAATTTCAGTTTAAACCACCCAAGTTCATTGTCGCTTTTAAGGTATAAGATATAGTTATGATATTCAAGTTTTCGAGACCAATGATCTATTGCTTCGTGTCCGTATGTTTGACTAAGCCATTGCCTTGCCGCATGGAAATCTAGCATATTCTCCATCGACAAACCATACTTGAACCCGGGTAGTACGGGTTCAATGATTGCATATTTCACCTCTATTTAGGCACTTGCATTTAAAATGTACTTGCCATACTTTTGGTGGAAGGCGTCAAAGTTCTTCAACTTAGTAGGTTGGAATGGAAGATTGTATGTAGTAAGAGCAATACGAGCACCCATAACTACTAATTCAGTTTCAAAGTTCTTCATCATATAGCCAAAAAAGTTATCTGACATAGTATGGAACTCTTTGTCCGGAATCTTACGAGCCACAGCATCTTTAAGTTCATAGCACATACTAATAACTAAACTGTACATGGCACTGACTTCTTTAATTTCTAGCTCGTGTACTTTGCCTGACAAGATATCTTCTGGCTTTGGCAGTCGAGAACTAATCTTACGATGAGCCATAAATTTAACAGCAAGTCCTTCACCGACTGTACCTGCGATCAAGTTAGTCAATGTATCGTTGTCACCGTCATCGGCATCCAACAATTGGCTTACAAAGGTCCATGAGCGTGGAGTAGCAAAGGCACGTGAGCTTGACTTAGCATCAAAATCATACAAGTCTTGTTTGGCAAAACTCAAATAACCAACTACATCTGTATGTATATTATTACTAACTGCCCAAGCCAAATACGATGGGAAGTCTACTTTCATTTCCTGATGAATGAAACGATTTGCCAGTGGAGTAGGCATACGATAAGTTACACCTTTGTCTGATTCTCTATTACCTGCCGCTACCATAACAACGTTCTTTGGCAGTTTATACTTGCCAACACCCCTGTTCAAAATCAACTGATATGCCGCCGCCACACCTTTGTCTGATTCTCTATTGCCCGCCGCTACCATAACAACGTTCTTTGGCAGTTTATACTTGCCAACACCCCTGTTCAAAATCAACTGATATGCCGCCGCTTGAGTTGACCCTGCCGCACTATTCAGCTCGTCCAAAAACAATACTACAATAGGATACTGGCTAGCAGTTTCTTCGTCTGGCAAATCAATTGGAGGAGCCCAATCCATTTTGCCAATGTCTTTATTGTAAAAAGGAATACCCCGAATGTCAGTGGGTTCCATTTGTCCCAAACGGCAGTCAAACATAATGCCGCCAAGTTCTTTAGTAATGTCTGCTACTAGATCACTCTTGCCAATGCCCGGAGGACCCCACAAGAATATTGGACGTTGAACTTTAAATGCTTGCAGTAAACTTTTACGAGCTTGAGTCGAATTGACTGTACGGGTTTCTGACATTGTATTTCCTTGTTAGTGGTGTATGTGTATATTATAACAAAATTTTTATTAGTAGTCAATCAGTCTAAGCGTGAGCCAGCATAGATTCGGATGTCATCAAACGAGTTTTTCATCACTGTAACAAATGCATTAGCACCTGCCGCTTTGGCATCTACACTTTGAGTACCAGTCTTGTCTGGACTCCAAAACTTTAGTGACTTTGCATACGAGTCCTTGCGGAATCCGTTTGCAATTAGGGCCTTGCCTAGTTTACTATTAGCACGAACACCATACACATCAACCCAGCTAAAGCCACAAGCACTACCGTGACCGTGTTGGGCGATGTAGTTTTGTGTTGTACGAGTTGCTTCTACTACTGCTTGGTTAACAGCGGCTTCTGCAAGAACATTAATGTCTGTAGTCATTTTTAACTCCTTTTTGTGTCTGTATGTATATATTATAGCAAAAGGGCAATTATTGGTCTACCTATAAAAAACTGGGCAAAACCCGTTGTTTTTTAGCCACACAATGGCTATTTTAGCAGTCCAATAACATAAACTGCCATACAAAAGGCATTAAGTCCCCACAGGGAAGGTTGCTTCCATATTAAACCAACCCATGCCCATAGTCCAGAACCTACTAAAAACAGTATTTTATTAAGTGGGTGGACATCAAACGCATTGGCCATTGTAGCAAGAACAATAACGGCTGTAGCAAACCATTTTAGGTAAAAATCAAATTTCATATATGTATTATAGCAAAAGGTTAATTATTGGTCAACCAAAACTAACAATAAATATTTTCAATGTTAAAACAAAAGGAACGTATACCCTTACATCTACGTCGTAGAATAATAGAGCGTGATGGTCTACATTGTGTATATTGTGATGATGATTTGTCCAATCAAGAAATACATATGGACCATGTTATACCCGAGTCCCGTGGTGGAACAACAAGTTATGATAATTTACAAGTTACTTGCAGAAAGTGTAATCTTGCTAAAGGGGTGCTTTCGGAAGATGAGTTTACTGCTAAACTTAGAACACGAGCAATTAATATATTAAATAAACTCGGTCCGGTATAATTGGTGCCCTTTGTCCGACTCGAACAGACCACCCACGCCTTACAAGAGCGTTGCTCTACCAGATGAGCTAAAAGGGCACATTTCTATTTAGTGTCCAAAATTAACCGAAGAATATAATTGGAGCGGGATAGCAGAATCGAACTGCTGACTTCAGTTTGGAAAACTGAGGTAATACCATTTTACGAATCCCGCAAACTAACTTGGTGCGAGTGCCCGGAATCGAACCGGGATGGCTTTCGCCGAGGGATTTTAAGTCCCTTATGTCTACCTATTTCATCACACTCGCCTAACAACTATTATACAACATTGTTGTGCGTTAGTCAACAAAAAAGGCTACCGAAGTAGCCTTTATGTCTAATTGTTTTAGATTAGAATGAATGTGATACACGGACACGGTAAGTGTCAACATTGTTACCAGAAGTAGAATTGTCTTTAACTTGTGCTAAAGCCAGTTGAACACTAGTTGCTTTGCTTAATGCATATTGAGCACCATATTCTTTACCAGTACCATTACCATCGGAATATGCGGCACCAAGAGTCACAGCACCGATAGTGTATGAAGCACCAACTACATTAGAGTCAGCAACATTGAGCTCGTTGCGGCTAACACCAGCACCGAGTGTGATACCTTTTACAGTAACAGCGGCACTTGCACGAACACGCTCGGATGTTTGATTACGATCAATAGCGGCACTAAGTGGACCAGCAGAATATGTTGCACCAATAGAATTTTTGTTTGCACCAGTGTTGTCGATAGCACGAGTGTTACCTAACTTGAGTTTGAATCCACCCATACTTGGTGTTGTATAACTAACAGATTGAACATTAGATTTACCACCTAACACCACTCCGTCAAGACCAATAACAGGAGCGCCGCCAAGGCCTAACCCCATTATGCCATTGCCGGCTTCAACTTGACCAAGTTTAACTGAACCACCTGGGGTAGCAAAGTCAAGATACATGTCATTGCCTTCGGCATTAGTACCGTTACCACCTGGTTGAATTTCGGCATATACTTTAACAGTTACACCAGAACCAAGAGATTCTGTTGAAGAAAAATTGATGTTACTTGTACTCATTGGAGCAACTGTCATAGAAGAGCTGTCAGCTTTTGTAACGTCATACGCAATTTTTCCACCAATTTTGAGTTCAGCGTGTGCTGATCCGAATGCAGCCAATATTGCGGCCACGACTAATGCTTTTTTCATTATTTTATTTCCTTTGTAATATGAACGGGCAGAACTGCCACACAAGTATTTATTAGTAGTTACACTAATAAATTGGAAAAGAGGCGGTTTATACCCCTTTTCTGGATAAATTGACCTATTTAACACTCTGCCTAAACTCTGGATATGCGATCAACCCACACTCTTCCATGTCCGAACCCTCGTGCTCCTCTTTGATATCAACACGGATACCCATTATTGCTTTAATGACATACCAAGTGATTAAACTTGTTACAAACACCCAAACAAAAATTGTACCTGCTCCAATTGCTTGGATAGCAAAGCTGCCACTTGTATTAGTTAATGGTACAGCCATCAATCCCCATACACCTGTAACTCCGTGAACGCTAATAGCACCAACCGGATCATCAATCTTAAAGTACCTGTCCAATGTTAAGATACTTGCGTAACATAACAATCCACCAACTACTCCAATTAGTGTACTAGCAAGAGCTGTACCGGTTAATGGTTCGGCAGTGATAGCAACTAATCCTGCCAACGCACCATTAAGGCCCATTGTTAAGTCAGTCTTTTTAGTGAATAGTTTACTGGCAATCAGTGCTGCTAATAATCCACCACATGCTGCCATGTTAGTATTAACAAAGATTTGTGCCACAGCATTAGCATCAGCAAATGTGCTCATCTTTAGTTGTGATCCGCCATTGAATCCAAACCAACCAAACCATAAGATCCATGTACCGAGTCCGACCAAAGTTAAGTTACTAGCAGGGATAGCCAATGGCTTACCTTCTTTGCTATACTTGCCTCTACGAGCACCTAATAATATAACACCGGCCAATGCCGCACTGGCGCCCGCCATATGGACAACCCCCGAGCCAGCAAAGTCTAAGAAGCCCATTGCGTCAAGTCCGCCCTTGCCCCATTTCCACATACCTTCTACAGGATAGATGAAGCCAGTCATTACAACTGCAAATAATAAGAAACTCCAAAGTTTCATACGTTCGGCAACTGCTCCTGACACAATACTCATTGCTGTGGCAACGAACACTACCTGGAAGAAGAAGTCGCTCATTTTGCTATAGTAAGCATCGGCTGCAACCTTAGCATGATCTCCGGCAACTAGAAAGTCGAATCCAGGAATCCAACTTTTTGCTTCGCCGCCATACATTATGTTATATCCGCATAACAAGAACATCACACAAGCCACACCATATAAGGCAATGTTTTTAGTGATAATCTCTGTGACGTTTTTAGAACGAACCATGCCTGCTTCGAGCATAGTAAATCCAGCACCCATGAACATGACCATGGCACCCATTACTAGAAAGTAAAATGTATCAAATGCGTATGCTAGTTCCATTATAATGCTCCTTTGCCAGATTCACCAGTACGGATACGGACAACATTTTCAATGTTGGTTACCCAAATCTTACCGTCTCCAATCTTACCTGATTTAGCAGATTTTTCAATTGCTTCTAAACAAGTATCAACGAGAGAATCGCTAATAGCAATTTCAATTTTTACTTTGGGAAGGAAGTCCACTACATATTCTGCACCGCGGTACAGTTCTGTATGACCTTTTTGACGACCATATCCTTTAACTTCAGTAACAGTAATGCCAGAAATACCAGATTCTGTTAATGCTTCTCGGACTTCGTCGAGTTTGAATGGCTTGATTACAGCCGTGACTAGTTTCATATTGTTCTCCTTAAAATATACAAGCATACTCCTGATGCTTGCCTAGTTTCTCCACTAATTACAGTACTCCTGACTGCTATTAGTATTAGTACTTATACTTGCACAATAAAAGTACAAAAGAAAACCCGCCGAAGCGGGGTTTTCAAAAGTGATTATGAATTACTTTTTAGCAGGTGCTGGTGCCGCAGGTGCGACTACAGGAGCTGGAGTAGCAAATTTCTTTTGAGCAGCTTTGGTAGCTGGTCCCATTACACCGTCAGCTTTGATCTTAGCGCCTTTGGAAATTAGATCTTGTTGGATCTTCAATACCGCTGGGTCTGCTTTACGTTTAGCTTTCTTTGCCGGAGCAGCTTTAGCAACTTCTTTAGCAGGAGCGGCTACAGCGGCAGCAGGAGCAGCCGGTGCTTTGGCAGCGTCGGCAGCCATTGCGGATACTGCGAATAACGCAGATAAAGCGATTACTAGTGATTTCATAATTGTCCTTGTTTTTATAAAAAATATAACGGAATGTTATATTGACATTATATATGAACCAATATGAGAAGTCAATAAAAAAGGCTATCAAGATAGCCTTTTTAGGTTGTTTATTTTACAAGGTAAGTCCTACCCCGGGTCTAGCTTTACGCTAGTACAGCTTCCTGGCCACGGCTGGAGAACTTGATGTTCTTGCCACTGACAGTTACGCTACCTTTTGTATTTGCGTTTGCATTTACGAGTTTTGCTTGATTTACAGTCATCGCCTACTGAGTTGCCGTCTTCAATATCTAACCCAATCGATTACTAGAGCACCCCCATCATAAACACACTGTTTGGATTCAAACCTTGTCGGTCTGCGCTTCTCACAGTTCTGACAATGTGTTTATGGTGGAGGTGGGCGGATTTGCACCCCCGTCTTGGATTCCTTCTCTCCGAAGGGATTACAACTATTCTTTTCATTATGTAATTCTAACCAGCGTTGATGTGATTCGAAATAACTTTTCCAAATACAATTCTCACATCCTTTCCCACAACAGCAGGTGGGTTTTTTTGGTTCTGCATACATCACATATTTATGGCGGAAGTGGTAGGATTCGAACCCACGGTACCTTACGATACGACAGTTTAGTAAACTGCTGCCTTAGACCACTCGGCCACACTTCCTAAAATTAATCTTCTAAAATTTCAGCAGATATCACGCCTTCGAGTGTTGTTATATAATCGCACCATGCTTGAGCCGATTCCAATGAAGGCCATTTTCTTATAACAGTTTGTTGATTGTTAGCTACCTCGGATGACACGCTTTGTGATTCGCCACCAAGTTCTGCAACTTTAAGTATGTCTTGGTCTGTAAATGCCTGCTCATTATCTCTTACTACCTGTGTTCTTACTGTCATTTTATTTTCCTTTATTAAAATTACTAGTACCGTGCATTAACTTGTACACGATGTCTAGCTGTATCTAACCCTTTGAAACGATCCGCGGCATAACTCGCAGCAAAGGCATAAGGCTTGACTAATGGTGTTACATTACATGTTCCTTTTATGTACCCAATTGCCTGGGTTATTACACAATTAGAACCGTGTTTTTCATCCGGATTAATGTCTAGATGAACTTCTACTAATCTATTTATTAGTACATCACCCAGTTGTTGATACATCTCAGAAACTTTATATACTTCATTCATTAAACGCATACTCGGACGAGCAGACTTTTGATCATAATCTCGTTCACGACATACATCTCCGAATATTTTACATCCGCTATTACCATTAATATGTACAACAACAGCAAGTGTATAATCTGCCCACCATTCACCGTTGACTCGGATACGTTCACTATCACAACCCAAATAGATACGAGTTTCTGGACTTTGTGCTTCTATGAACTTCTTTACTTTTACAAGATTAATGGATTGCATATTACTTTTATTTGGAGCGGGAGATCGGGATCGAACCGACCACCTAGTGCTTGGCAAGCACTCGCTCTACCAAATGAGCTACTCCCGCTTTTTACTAACTTGGTGGAGGT